GAAAACAAAATGAATGCAAAGATCAATAAGATTTTAAAAACACAGGAGGTTGATTATGTTATTGCTTCAGATACTGATTCCATCTACCTTAATTTGGGTCCTCTGGTTGAGCGTGTATACGAAGGACGAGAGAAAACTAATAAGAATGTTGTTGGGTTCCTTAACAAGGTGTGTGAGGATGAATTTGAGCCTTTTATTGAAGGTGCTTACGAAGAACTGGCCAGGTATTTAAATGCCTATGATCAGAAGATGTTCATGAAGAGGGAGAACATTGCTGATAGAGGGATATGGACTGCTAAGAAGAGATACATTTTAAATGTATGGGACAGTGAGGGTGTCAGATATGAAGAACCCAAACTAAAGATGATGGGTATAGAAGCAGTGAAGTCATCTACTCCTGCTCCTTGTAGGAAGATGATTAAAGATGTTCTTAAACTAATGATGAATGGTACAGAAGATGATGTGATTAAATTTATTGATAATGCTAGAAAAGAATTTAAGTCTCTCCCTCCTGAGGAAATTGCTTTCCCTAGAACTGTGTCAGATGTGCAGAAGTATAAAGCAGCATCTACAATTTACTCAAAAGGAACTCCTATTCATGCAAGGGGTGCTCTTCTTTTTAATCATTACATAAAGCAAAAGAAATTAACTAATAAATATTCACTCATCCAGAATGGTGAGAAGATTAAGTTCTGCTATCTAAAGAAACCCAATATTATACATGAGAATATTATCTCTTTTATTCAGGATTTCCCAAGAGAACTTGGCCTTGACAAGTATGTTGATTATGACCTACAATTTGACAAGTCATTCTTAGAACCACTTAAGATTATTCTTGATTCTATTGGATGGAACGTAGAGAAAACTGTTAATTTGGAATTATTCTTTGGTTGATATGGATTTTTTAAAAGATATTGTAAAGGAGATAGGGAATGACTACACCCAACTCGCATCTGATATTGAAGACACTGAAAGATATGTGGATACAGGTTCGTACATTTTTAACGGACTTGTTTCAGGTAGTATATTTGGTGGTGTATCTGGGAACAAGATTACTGCAATTGCTGGTGAGTCGAGCACTGGAAAAACTTTTTTCTCCCTCGCTGTGGTTAAGAACTTCCTCGATTCTAATCCTGATGGTTATGTACTTTACTTTGATACTGAGGCAGCAGTCAATAAGTCTCTCTTAAAATCAAGAGGCATAGATCTAAATAGATTAGTAGTTATAAATGTAGTTACTATTGAGGAGTTTAGGTCTAAGGCACTTAAAGCAATAGACATATATCTTAAAAAAGACACAGACGAGCGTAAACCTTGTATGTTTGTGTTAGACTCCCTTGGAATGCTTTCTACAGAAAAAGAAATCACGGATGCTTTGAATGATAAGCAAGTTCGTGATATGACCAAATCACAATTGGTTAAAGGAGCATTCAGAATGTTAACCCTAAAACTCGGCCAAGCGAATGTCCCACTCATTGTCACAAATCATACGTACGATGTCATCGGAGCTTACATCCCAACTAAAGAAATGGGGGGAGGTTCGGGACTCAAATATGCAGCGAGTACAATCATATATCTCAGCAAGAAAAAAGAGAAAGATGGAAAAGAAGTCATCGGAAACATTATCAAAGCGAAGACTCACAAGTCACGTTTAAGTAAGGAGAATAAAACAGTTGAGATACGTCTTTACTATGATGATCGTGGTCTTGATAGGTATTATGGTCTTCTGGAACTCGGTGAGATCGGAGGACTCTGGAAGAATGTCGCAGGAAGATATGAAATTGGTGGCAAAAAGTTATATGCAAAGCAGATACTTGCAGAACCAGAAACTTATTTTACTACTGAGGTAATGCAAGCTCTTGATGAGATAGCACAAAAGGAGTTTAGTTATGGAACTGACTGATTTTATTAAAGTTTATGATGATGTTTTATCTAAAGATGAATGTGATCAGTTTATTAAAATTTTTGAAGAAGGAGGTGGTATAGGAAAGAGAAATTATTATAATGATACTTTGAGATTTACTCAATATTGGGTTCCTTACTCTCCATTTACAAAAAGTATTCGAGATAAGATTCGTAATATACAATCTGAATATTGTTATGACATGAATAAATTTTTAGATTGTAATGTTTTTCCTAGAAAATGTGAGCTTGAAAGATTTAAAATAAAAAAATATGTTCCTAAAAAGAATGATGAGTTTAAAACTCATGTTGATTCAATAGATCTTTTATCATGTCAAAGATTTTTATCTTGTTTGGTTTATTTGAATGATGTAGAGGAAGGTGGAAAAACCGTATTTAATGATGATTTTGAAATAGAACCTAAAGTGGGAAGGTTAATTATTTTTCCTCCTTTATGGTTGTATCCTCATTCAGGAAAATCTCCTATTAGTAATCCAAAATATATTTTGGGTACATATTTACGTTATACTTAATGGATAAAATTGAGTTATTAATTCTCAGAAACTTAATATACAATGAGGAGTATGCTAGAAAAGTAATACCTTTTATTAAGGATGATTACTTTGAGGATCAAAAACAAAAGATTATCTTTGAAGAAATTTCTAGTTTTATTCAACAGTATAATAAGTTAGCAACCAAAGAGATACTTTTTATTGAAGTAGAGAAGCGTAATGATATTAATGATACTATTTTTCAAGAGATAGTTGATGTCATCTCTTCTTTTGAGGATGAAGTTGGAGAGTTAGATTGGTTAATAGATTCTACTGAGAAGTGGTGTAGGGATCGTGCTATATATTTGGCACTAATGGAATCAATTCAGTTAGCAGATGGAAAGGATGACTCTAAAGGAAGGGATGCTATTCCTTCTATTCTGTCTGATGCTTTGGCTGTTTCTTTCGATAATCATATAGGACATGACTACCTACAGGACTATGAAGAAAGGTTCGAAACGTATCATAGGAAGGAAGATCGTATCCCGTTTGATCTTGAATATTTTAACAAAATTACGAAAGGAGGTCTCCCGAATAAAACTCTCAACATTGCTTTGGCTGGCACAGGTGTTGGAAAGTCTCTTTTCATGTGTCATGTGGCAAGCAGTGCTCTTATCCAGGGTAAGAACGTCCTCTACATCACTCTCGAAATGGCAGAGGAAAAGATTGCGGAGAGGATCGATGCTAATTTACTTAATGTCAATATACAAGATATAACAGATTTACCTAAA